TCAAATCGTTAGCAGAACGAACAAGAATCTCCTGAATGTCAGAGGTCTTGATACCGTCAAAGAACTGGAGACCAGCATTCATCTCCACCTGAGATTCAGACACACCAGCAAGACCGTTGCAAGCATGTTCTACCATCACATGAATTTTATCAAGGTCGAGCACCTCACTCTGACCATCTCTCTTGACTACATGGATCTCTTTCATACCTTTTTCCATTCGCTTAGTTTAATCTGGGCTTGTAGACCGCTGTAAGTGTTAAATTCTACCAGAGATTGAACGTCATGTCCAGCGATGTACATATCATTCAAATCTTTCTCTTGTAGGTTCTCTGGCCAAATCACAATCTCATAACCTTTTTCAATTACTTTCTCCATCCTAGTAATGATCTCTTTGTTTCGTTGCTCGTTATCAAAAACAAAGACTGCTTCTTTGTTAGACAACAAACTCCAATCAACGTCTGCGCCTGCCATAGCGATTGCATTGTCGATGTAAAGACTATCAATAGGACCTTCAGTAATATAAACAGTCTTATCGAAATCTACTCTGTCGAGACCGAAGACTTTGATTCGAGACTCATCCAACATGATGGTGATGTATCGCAACTTATCATCTGGATTGAGAGACCTCCCTTGGAATCCAAACCACTCGCCGTTGGTGTCAATGAAAGGGATAATAATTCTTGGGTGATCCTTTTTGACATCTTTGAACGTAGGTTTCTGTGTATTTACCCAGGTACAAAACTTATCAGTATAGTATAGGTTGGCAAAGTGCTCCTTAGGAATCTGACGACCTTGAAGATATCCAACCGCTGGGTGTTCATTATTTAGACGTTCGATACTTTGAAGTTCTCCCTTTTTCTTGAACTTCGGTTTTTCTGTTTTGAAGGTTGGATCGGCAACATTTCTACCCTTCCCAGTCAGTCCTGCTTTGTACCTCTCCATGACATATTCATCATAGAGATCCATTGCCTGGTCCTTCAAGAAGTTACCAAACGATCGTCCTACGCCACAGTTATGGCACTTATAAACAAGTCCACTGTTCTTGGTAAACAGATACCCCCGTGCCTTATTACGATGCTTCTCAGAGTCACCACAATACGGACAACGGAAGTTATAGGTTCCGCTCTTGACATGTTTGAACTTGTCCAGTCGGGACGAGATCAAACGCGCATAATGTTCATCGATCAACTGATAGACCTAACAACCTCGGTGCCTATCATACTTGATTTCTGTACTGGCGTCAACTGCAATCCAAGCATCGGAAGCACTTGAAACAGTGTCACAACAGCGAGAGCACATCCACTAATCATAATCATAAACTTCTGATTTTCGCTTACCTTTTCCTGAAGTTTAGATATTCTTTCGTGTAAAGTAATTATATCTTTCTCTTGATTTTCTTTCAAGTCTTCAACCATTTTAAGGATGAGTTGATTGGACTTATCACCTTCATCCAATCTGTTCTCATGACGCTCAAGGACGATAGCAATTCTATTACTGTTTTCAGAGATTGTAGATACAGCACGCTCTAACTTATCCAACATCTCTTTGGACAAGTCCTCATAGATGTCAAGTTTAGATTCTAATACTGCAAGTTTACCTAGACCGAATGCCATTACTTTCTATTTCTAAGATGTTTCATTCTCTTATCCATAAAAAACTTACCTGCAGCAGCAGGCATAATGCGCTCAATCTTAATATCGCCTCTATAGCGATAGTTTACTAGCAGACGCATCTTCTGCATCAGTTCTGCTGGGGAAGAAGCATATACAATAGTCTCTCCAATCTCAGGTACAGTTACCTTATATTGAAAGAGTCTAGAAGGCATCGTAGGATTCTCTTTTGATTCACCCAGTTTGTTACCAGGCATCACAAGTTTCTTATCCTCTTTTGTCTTTCTCTTTTGAACCTTCTTACGGAAGTTCAACACAGGATCGTAACCAGCATTGGGTCCAGTTGCAGCAGCACTACCACTGAATCCACCAGTACCAGCAGTCATAACCTCTTCGGTTTGAGTCTCCTGGTTGCTAGAAAGTTTCTTCTGAACTTTGTTTTGAACTGCACTACCAGCAACTCTACCAGCAGCTTTCGCTGCACCCTGTCCAACCTTGCTAGCAACGCCTTTTGCAACACCCTTCGCTGCAAGACTTCCTGCTACTCTACCCGCTACTGCGGCTATGATGGGTGCTGCTTCGTTCATAACTTCTCCAGTTCTTCTTCTAAGTCGGGATCGATTTCTAAAGATGACATCATCCCTACAGGATATTTATTCAAATACAACAATATAGTTTTCAACATACTCCAATACTCCCGCTCCATCTTAAAGAAGAGTAAGGGAGTTGCTGCGTCACCAAAAACATTATAAAGAATGATGAGATGATTGATAATCAAGTGAGTCCTTAGAGACCCTCCACGAACATAACGCTTCAAGAGTCTTTTCAGATACTTGAAGCGTTTGATGTCCTCATCAAAATCTTCACGTGTTACACAATGAGGATTTTCATAATGCTTTATGGCGAACAGAATGTAGTTTCCTTCATTCAGTTCGTCAAATTTCATTAGCTAACTGTCAGTGTTGCGATATCAGAGATTACCTCAGGAGCACCATTGTTAGATGTTACCTTAACGCGATACTGGTATCCGTTCTCGTCGGTGGTGAGACCTGTGAGTGCCAGAGTCGTTGCCGTTGCACCAGAGATATTCGCGAAACGACCAGTGCTGCTGGTACGACGCTGCCACTGGAACGCTGCGGTGCCAGAGTTGGTAACGGAAACAGCGACCAGGAAGGTTGCTGCGCCACCAGATGCAGTCTTGTCGGTGTTGTTGGTGGTGAAGGTGATGGTGTTCTGAACGTCTGCTGCGATGGTGTCGTCAGCCAGAGTCTCGTCAGAGTTAGCTTCAGGATTGGTCAGGAACATCAGGTGCTCTGCCTTATGGCGAGTGTTACCTGCATTATCAGTATATGTACGATATGCCCACCAACCAGGACTGGTGATGCCACGCTCTTTGTTCGCTGCCAGACCTGCTTCAGTCTCGTCAACGAAAACGATTGTTTCTGTTACTGACCCACTGCCGTTTCCTCTAGTCAAGCCGACTTGAGTCTGATTGGCGGTCGAGTCAACTCTTCCGTATAAGGACATTGTATTCTCCGACGTTGAATTCCGTATATTTATTTATAAAAAAAGGGGCTTACGCCCCTTTAATCATCGTGCTTTAATTGCCTCTTCTACTTTTGCAAGCAGACGATCATCCATATCAGTCTTAGTCAGTTTAACTGCTTTCTTGAGGATAACCAGGCAAACTTCAATCAACTTCTCACCAAGTTCCTCGTCATCGGGAATCTTGGCAACTGCATCAGTAACAATTTTCTGTGCAATAGGGAGTAAAAAGGATAGCATGATTAGCACCAAAACGGGTCTAATCTATATATGCTCAATCGAAACGCGATGCGTGTTTCGCCATAGATTGAACTTCCTTCTTCTCTTTAGAAGTGTAACCTCTAGTAGCAATACGAGTAGAAGCCTGACGGATTCTCCTATCTTGTGTTTGAGCAGGAGTCTCTTTAGCACCTTTCACCTTCTTACCAGTGCGTTTGGCACCAGGGAAGTTTTTCTTGTGTGCCTTATGCTCTGGTGTCTTGGTGATGTCAAGTTTCTTACCAGTCTTCTTCTCGTGTGCATCAAGCACGTCCTGACGCTTTTTTACAGCGTCAAGAGACTTTTTTGCATCTTCTGCTCTGCCTTCGGTAAACTGCTTGAAGGTCAAGAAGGTTTCAGTTTCGCTCTCTTTTGTGCTTTCTTCTGAAACTTCTTCTTGACTGACATAGGCGTTTTCCTCCGTAGATTCAAAATGGGGGTTTTTCATTTGGGGACCTTTCATGAGGTCCTTGCGAGCTTTCTCATTATTTTTCTGACGCTTCTTAAAATCTGTCTCCAGATAAGTATCGTCTTTCTTTTTGGCTTCGGTCATTCCACCTTTGCCTTCAACAGATCTTTGTGCAGGTGTTTTTTCTTTATCACACATACACTCACCAGCAGGTTTGCCACATGATCCAGATTTTTTGCCCTCAGACATTTCTGTATCAGGGCAAGCATCCATACCATGAGCGGGACATTCCATACCTTTCTTAGTATGATTGCAACCCTTCTTCTCCATAACATCTTTCAGTTTTGGATTCAGGGTGATCTTAGTTTTCTTTTCAGATAGTGCTTTAAAACTTAACATCAGTCTTTCTTTTTCATGTTTGCTTTACGATATGCAAGATATGCTCTATCCTTGCTACCCATGCGACCTTGTGCCTGAGGTTTCTTAGATCCACCTGCAGGATTAGGTCCAGTGTTTTTGACACCACGGGCAGAGTATGCAGCACCACTAGTTTTAGAATCACCAGAGATCATCTTACCTGCATCAGAACGACCATCCTGATACTGTTTCTCAGACTGACCGTGCTTACCCTTGTAGAGTTCGACGACGTTTTCAATCTCTTGAATGCTAAAGATTCCAGACTCGTACATATCTGCAATCTGATCGTAGTCTTCACCCAGGCGCTTAGCGAGTTTGTCGCTACCCTTAGATACTACACGAGCAGTCTTGCCAACTGCTTTTTTCAGTCCCTTCTTAACAAGAGAACCAACTTTTCTCAGAGCACCACCAACAGCCTTACGGGTAGAACCGCTACTGGAAGAACTAGAAGAAGACCCGCCACCACCAGAGGAAGAAGAACCGCTATCGGAACTGCTGCTAGACGAAGTGCCTCTGGTTTTCGCCAACAGTGCATCTAACTTACCGCCAGTGCCATCATCGTCGCTGGAGGAAGACTTAGGTGCTTCTTTCTTTTTCTCGGGGCGAGACATTGCAGCACGCTTAGACTTGATACGCTGTGCTTGGTACTCACCAACTGCATGACCTGCAGCACGACCAGCAGCACCAACTGCTGCCTTACCTGCTTTTTTAGCAGCAGCACCAACCTTCTTAGCAGCACCCTTAGCAGCAGACTTCAGACGCTGCATACGCAGATTGCGACGACCTGCTTTTGCTTCAGGTGTCTTAGATGCTGCCTTAGATGACTTAACTGCAGAATCGTAATAATCCTCAGAGAGCATTTCAACTTCTTCAAGATGCTCACAGATTTCAATCAGGTCATCGATATCCTCAGCAGTCTCGATGATGAGGTCTTCCATCATGTCGATGAGTTGCTCATCAGACATTGCATCAATCTCTTCGAGAAGTGCAAGTTCTTCTAACTCAACCTCAGAGAATGCAAATGCTTCTTTACGAGCTGCACGTCTCTCATCACGCTCTTTCTTTGCACGTTCGATTGCATCTTGCATACCGCCTTTGCCATAACCAGCAAGGATGCGACGATCCTTTCTACGCTCAGCAGCAGTTCTTTCGGGAGCGGGAGCAGTTCCATCGCGTTGGATGTGGGACTTAGAACCACTGTACTTACCTTCTTCTACCTCTTCGACTTCCTCTTTCTTATACTGAGGATGGTCATCCAGTTTCATGCCACGCTTTTTCTCAAGGCGTGCTTTACGCTCTTTGGTTCCTTTCTCAGGATCTTCGTCACGAATACCTTCGCCAAGCATCTCAGCATTCTTATCGTAGTTATCGAAATGCTCGTGCTTCTCAGACACCAGAATGTTCAACTCTTCAACAGGGACATTATGGAGAATAGTTCCTTCTCTCATGATGTCATAGTGAGTTACGGTGCCGTCCTCAAGCATCGTATGCATCTCAGGAATAGTTTCCCACTCTTCCTTCTTGTATCCAACAAGTTTTGCACAGATGTGAGTCTTCTTACCGAGTGCTTTAGTAACTGTCTTACGACGATTCAGCAGATAGGAATCAGTCTTATCCTTGTCACCATCGTTGTCGATATCGCCGTCTTCCTTACCAACGGGATCGAGTTTCTTTTTCTCATATACCTGTCTGAGTGCCTCAGACATATCTGGTAGGTCGTTTGAATACATTTTACTAAGCGTCCTTGTCCTTTTTATTTATCTTACGAATGAACTCACCAGGTGTTAACTTTTTCATGTAGTTCGCTAACTTGTCGGTGCCCATCTCACCAGCAGGTGTAAAGTCAAAGAACTTGATATCATTACGCTCTACCAAGTCTTTCAACCAGGTACGGAAAATATTATCAGACTCATCAATACTGATGACGTAATTGCTACCACGACTAACGACTTTAGAAATGATCCCTGTGTTAACATTTTCAACGAAGGTTCCTACTTCAAACAACCCGCCTTCAAAGTATGCTTCTCTCAGACCCTGAGGATCTAACTTAGGAGCGACTTCATACAATGAATAGGATGCCTCAGCGAAATCATCATAAGACTCTTCCACTTGCATCGCTTGGCGTAGGAGCAAGTATAGCGTCTCTCTATCTTTTTTAGATAACCCTGCAGGGATACCTTCATCAAACGTATCAAAG